CAATTGCACTAACTTCGGTTCCTGCTGTCATTACTTGATCTACCACTTATTACCTCCTAATAAGATTTTGTTTTTCTGTCATAATTTTTCGGTACATAGCAGGATTTTTCGCCTGCAGTTCTAATAATTCCCTAGGAGAGTATGTCCTGTCTTCAAGTGCTGGGTTTCCTGTGCCGTTATTGATATTGGGAGGGTTTTTGCCTCCAAACCAATTAGGGCGACGAGATTTAAGGTTTTCGACCCATGAATCTGCGCCATGCACATTAATTCTTCCCTCGGAAGTTGTTTCAACCACAACATCGTCCATATTAAGCATTTCCAAATCTTCCATTCCTTCATCAGTAATACCGTTTTTAGCGGCAAACTCACGAACAGCGGACAATTTCTTGTCCACCATGACTGATTCAACGATGCTTTTCTTTTCGTTTGCGATTCTGTCGAGCTCTTCTTTTGTTTTCTCATAAAGACCTTTAAAGTTCTCACCCTCAAGTAATCTTGCTTCCTCAGCTGCATTTTGCTGTGCAACTAATTCATCAATCTTCTTTTGAGAATCCTGTAACTCCCTTTTGTACTTGAACATATCGTTCTTATACTTAACCAACTCTGGATTTTCCGGTGCTGGTTCTGGTGCTGGCTCAACAATTGGTTCATTTCCTTCTTCTGACATACATGCTCTCCTTGCTTACTAAGCGCACCCGAGTACAACTACAGGTGAAAATGATTTGCGTACAACGCGCATCGAAAATACGATGTATTTTAATTTTGAGTTATTTTACCGCTTACGTCCAGTTTTACGGACAGCTTTTTTTAAGATGCTAATTATTTTTCTTCTGATAGGTGCTGCGAAATCTTCACCGGTTCTCGGAAGAAGTCTTCTTATTACTCTACCCTTTTTGTCGTGGAATACTGCAATCGCGCTTCTGAAAAATATCCTCACGCTTCCGGCCCTATTTTGCCTTACTTCTAAACTGTTAAGCATCTTTCCTGTTACAAGCAGGTCGACTGGTGCGCTACGACCTTTCTTTTTTGCGTATCCTTCAGAGTACTTTTCAAACTTCTTTCCAGCAACAGGCGATTTGCCAGACAGTATTCTCTCGGCGATAACGTCTGCCATTTCTCTTTTAAGGTCTAACGAGAAGTTCTTTTTAACGTTTTTAGGATAACCCTTAAGACTGCTGAGGCTTATTTTTACTTTAATTCCCATCTCTTAACTCATCGATAGCTTTTGCAACCTTGCGCATAATCTTATCTTTAAAACTTCCACTGGGTTCTGGTATAAATTCACGCTTTGGCAGAATGCCCCGAGTGTCTTTATGGTGGCCGTGCGCTTTGGCGGCTTGCCCTTCATCTCTTATCCCAACCTTAACGCCGCGAACATGATCATCGGCCCGTAATTGAGATTGCATATTTCCACTTAAGTATAAATCTGAGTTCTTTTGACCCTTCTTTTTGGCATATGCCTTTGAGAGCTGCTTTTTAAAGGATCCATCTTTAACAGGTGATCGACTAGCGTCTAATTCTTTCGCTATCTCATTTAAGATTATCTGGCCTGCCCTTTCCTTTGCTATCTTCCTCTTCTCCCCCCGGAGTCCCGTCAGATCCAGGTCCACTATCTTCGTCACTTCCTTCTTCGTTATCGCCACTCATCATCCTTTGCATCTCTTTTGCTTTTTCGAGTTTGCGCTTTGTCATTTCAAGGGCCTTCTGCTCAGCCTCTTTATCATTTAAATCTGGATTATCTAATTTAATAGCATCAATCATATCGTCTAAACCGATATCTAAACGTCTTTCAATAACATCGAGCTTATCAATTTCAGACTGGAATGGTTGGACAGCGCCAAACTTCATATTGTATTCAACCACATCTGGCATCTTCCCTAATTTCTTAAGGTCTTCCGTCAATGAATCAGTATCTAAATATACATTGTGCCACTTCGCAGCAATGTTGACAATTTTAGGCTCGAGTTTTCTAAACATCTCTTGATCATCTTCCACTGAATTAATTGGCTCAGCTTTAATAATCATTTCTTGGATACCTGATGCAGCATTAGATGCCTCAAGTTTTCCTGATACAGAACCAGGCTCTAAATCATTAGTCGTTAAAAGAAGTGCGACGTATTGCTCAACCAACTTCATGTGATCGCCGAGTTGCGGGTTAGCGTTTGCAAAACCTACTTGAGGAGTCGGGTCCTCCGGTTCCATATCAAGCGTAATTCCATTATTAGGCCCTGCCTTAACAGTTTTTGGAACACCTTTACCAAAAAAGTAAAACAACCCTGTGCCATGTAGCCTTGCGATGTAATAAGTATCAGACAGAATCGTATTAACTAAAACAACACCATCAATCAAATCCTCACCACCTAATGCCCAAAATGACCCATCTCTTTCTCTGGCAAATGAAACAATCGGTAATGTCTGGATTGGATTTAAGAGATCATCGGGTGATTTCTTAGTTAAAATTTCCCCATTCTCATCAAACGTGAAATGATATTTGTTCCCCCACCATGTAAATTCATTAACCGGTTTATCTGCTGGTGAATCAGCAATGGCCTCATCCCTATCGTTTCCGTCTCTGAAATTTGAAGCTATCCCAGATTTCTCTCTGTTCTCAGGCTCCTCATTAAAATTAAGCTCATGCCTAAAGTTAGAGAAGATATAACCCATTGCGCACTCTTCATTATTAGCATCCTCAATAACGTCATATTTCCATGGTGGCAGCGGGTCTAACTTATATTTATACTTATCTTTCTTCGCTTTATCCGACTCAACAGTGTCTTTTATGGGTCTAACAAAGCAATCGGTATTAAAAAAGGCTTCTAGATACTTATTTGTCTTCTTCATTTGGACATTTATATCTAATTTGTCCAAGAGCTCATCTATTTTCTCTTGATCTGCCTCATTCTCCGCTTTTCTCACAGGTGCGGTTTTATATACCCTTGCTTTTTTTCGCACTATCTTCTTATACAGATTGATTGTTGATATCCTGGACTGCATCTCTTTAATGGTTTCCCATTCAAGGCCTTCTTCTTTTAGATTTAAGAGAATATACTTCTTAACCCTGTCTTTATAAATCTCATATCGCTTAAACATTTCAATGCGTCGTGCCCTGTTCTCAGGTGCATCGATCTCTTTTGCTAATTTAATGCGGATTTCTTTATCTAGGATTTGGTCTTCATTAGTTAGTTTCATGATATCAGCCAATTGATTGAGTAAATAAAGGAAAATATAGAATACACACTAATAACGATAGCGTATCCAATGAGATATATAAAGTATTTGATTATCTCGCTTTGTATAGCGTTGCCCTCTGTTCTGACGATAGGTCTTTTTTGATCTGCATTATCCAGTAACCGATAGCGGTCGTCACATGCTGAAACTCATAAGAATCATCCTCAATATAACTTCCGCCTTTTTTTAATTTTGTATTTAAAAAGCCATCAATGCAAGCCTTTGCATCTTTGTAAGCGTAAAAAGCTACTTTTTTGTTCCCGTTTAAGAACCTGGCGTTCACTGTATTGTGCCTTTCTCTTATCTTTGGGTTGCTTCTAGGCACTCTTAATTCATATTCAATCGGGAGCATTTCTTTTGTCATATATAACCGAAGGAATCTGTCGATTATATCGTAATCATTTTTCTTTGACCTGGTATCCCTGTTCCGTCCAGAAGCATCGCCAAAAACTCTGAAGTTAGTATCCTTTTCCAATACTCCAGAGTCGGCAATCTCTTGAAGTATCTCGTGAGTATCGGCCCCATGAACTATAAATGTCTTAAATGTGTGGAATACGCCGTTGATATATTGACCGGCGGCAGCTGACATTGGCTTTCCTAAGCCTATATTAAAGTCAAACATAAGATCAATTGGATAATTAAGATCAACAATATAGTCTTCATTTCTAAAGTTTCTCTGTGTGTCGAAGTTGTAATAAACCCGCTCTCTGTTGATTGATAACCAGCGACCGTAAATCATCCTTTGCACTTCGTCGGGATCCAAGTCTTCTATTAAGTTTTTAACATACCACTCAGGAAGGAACGGGTTGTCTGTTGTGACTGAATAATAAACGTGCCTTTTCGGATTACCTTGCCCTTCTATCATAAAATGTTTATATGCTGGATGTTCTGGCCCGTCGGGGTTAGTGGCGCTCATTAAGATATTTTCTTTTATGTGAGGGAGTCGGCCAATCCTTTGTTTGATCGCGTCGTAAAACGGCCAGTGCTCTGATTTGTTTTCTGTGAGCTCTTCAAGAAACGCTGCTGATATCTTAAGCGATCTAAATTTACCAAACCTCTTTTTGTGCCATGCTCTTGATATAATTTCTGAGCCATTCTCGAAGGTCCATTTCTGCTTAGACTCACTGAACTCGTAATCTTCACCCTCGATGAAGTCGCCTTCCATATGGTCTTTTATCGTGTCGATTAATGTGTCTTTAAGGTCGGGCATAGTTAAACGCCCGATAAGTGCTCTTGCTTTTGTGAACTCGACAACATGTCTAACGCAACAATGCGCCATAAATAATGATTTAGCTGAGCCGATGGATCCTGAAAGCAGTATCTCATGAAGACCTAAACTGTAATCATACTGGTCTATTTCGTGGATAGCGTCGATCTGCCATTTAATATGATTAGGATCAAATTCAGTGAAGGACGGTGTTTCTCTTGTTAAATCCAAGTTAAACCCCTATAAAATCCTCAACTTCCTTCTTTGGCCTGTCGTAAGCGAGCTTAAATGATTTGCCGTCTTTATTTGAAATCATCGCTTCTATCTTATGCTTTTCTGAATATATCTTATGGAACCTGGTTTTAAGCATAAATGTAATTGCGCTAATACTTGATAGTTTAGGATTGAAGCCCTTTATCGGCTGTCCGGACATATGGGCCATCAGCAAACTCTCAGCATAGCGCAACGCTTTACTTAGTCCTCTATTAATACTATCCAAGAATTCACGCTTCTCAGCATCCGCCATCCAGTTGTAAATAGTGGATTGGGATATCCCCAACACTGCGCAGCACCCTTCGATAGAATACCCTTTAGCTAACTCATCCTCTATTATTTTACACATAGAAGGGTCGTATTTAGTTGGTTGCCCAGGTGGCATTAAAGCTCCTCACTCTTATCTACAATCGTCAACTCTTCATTAAGCATCTGAGTGTATTCGTGATCTTCCTTATTTTTGCGGATTCTTTCTTTCTTCTCTTCATTTGATAACGTTAATTGCTCAGCGTTAGATAGCGCTACTTTGCAGAATAAGTCTGCAGCATATCCTCCGAGTGTCGCAATTCTTGAGTCGTCCATACCTATAGCTTCTCTAAGTTCAATCTCTCTTATTTGCTTTGCGACATTCTCTATACACAGCTTTTTGCGCTCATGTTGTTTTATAAACACGTAAGCATTTCTGCCTTTAAAGTTTCTGGTGATCGATCCTTTTTCGGTGTCGAATATCTGGTCAAGCCTTTCGTCGAAGTGCTTTTCTAGCTTTGTTTCTAAACTCATGCCAACATCCCAGCTACGTTGCTGTTGGCGGCCGTTTCTTCTGCTGCCAGGTAGTTCATAACCCTTACGGCGTCTGGATTGGCCTGTTGGATCACTAACTCTTCTGAGAATACATACTCAGTCTCGTGGGTGTGCTGGTCATACCTATAAGCCACTGATTTGCCTTTATGTTTAACAAGCGCAGGGCCACATGTTGCTACTAGGATTTTTTGCTCATCTCCGTTTTCATCTTTAACCGTCTTCTCCTCGACTACTACCTCGTGATAATGACCGTTGCCAGGAGCGCAATGGATTAGCTTTTTACCTTTAGAATTACACGTGTGAAAATGGTGCTTATGGTCGGTATAAACCCAAACGGCGTTCTCTTCGCCTTCATGAAAACTCATGTTTTTACGAACCTTTATAGGTTTTAGAATAAACAGGTCGTGGAATATCTTACGCTCACCTTTAAGGCTTCGCATTGATGGTTTTAGTTCTTGCTTTCTTACCTGTTCGTTTTTCTCATACTGAGCGATTTCGTCGGCATAAGCGGCGTTCTTTTCTTTTAGTTCTTCAATTTGATTTGAGTCTTTAGACATATAATTCTCCCTAGACGATTTGAATTAGTTATTTAATATAGGGTGATTTATAAAGTGTGTGCTGTCAAATACTATTGCTCGAAAATAAATTTAACCTCAATTAAAGGCTCTCCCGCCATATAAAGCGCCATTAGTTTCAATATAATATCAGTGTCTTCTGTGGTTAGGTCTAGCGTGACGCGACATCCCCCATCTGCGGTTGTTGCGACCCTGTAGAGCAGTGCTTCTATCTTCTTTTCCATTTTTAAAGGGTGGTTTATTTATTGTTAGTCGTCAAATAGATTCTGAAACAACCCAGGGTCAAACACATAAACAACATCTTCCGGGTCACGATAATCCGACTCGTATATTGCGATATACTCTGAGTTAAAATCTGGGTTAGGTCTTATTACTGGTTCTGAATATTCCGCAAAATCAATTGGCTCGATAGATAGGTAAACGTTTAGAAATGTGATTAACATTCGCCTCATTCTTTATTTTGGCGTAACGTTGGTTGTTTATCAACCTTACTCTTCTCTTGTTTCAGACAACACATTATCTCTCTCGTGAAATATGCTTAAGCAAGACTCATACCCTTTTATAAACGACTTATTGGCACCGCTCTTTCTAAGTATATCTAAATACCCAACCATGTCGCCATACCTCTTGGCCCACAATCTATTATTGCCTCCGCTCGACCTGGCAAAATACTCATAAGGGTTGGTTGTTGTTATTTTTAAATATCTAGTTTTTTTGGTCATTACTCTTCCCCTGCTTGTTCTAGTGCTTTCGGGTATTTAGTTCGGTATTCTCTGGCGCGTTTACCGCCATAGTTGGTACTATTCAACATAACTCTATCTCTTGCCGTTATCCCTAATTTTCCATCCTGTTTACCTTTGGTCCAATTTCCAGATTCAGGATCATAAAAATCAATCACCTCTTCTGCCTCTTTAAGTTGGGCTTTAAGTTCTCTAATCTCCTTCTTCTTAAACTGCAACACTCTATCCTGAGCCTCTATTGTCGATTTATATTGCTCTTCACTCATTTCCCCTCACCTATTTCTTCATTTTATCAAAATGGTTCGCCCATTTAATTAATTGATCGGCATACCCTCTTATTTCTTTCGCTAACAGCTTAGGGTTCTCGTTTTCTGCTATACACTCGGTGTCTACACTTATCATATAGTTACATTTAATTTCAGAGTTGAAGTGCTCGCCGTAAAAATCTCTGTTACAGACGATTCCTTTTGTTTTTTTGTCGTAAATCATTTTCCCTCCATTATTTCTCCCTACTGGGAGGTTTTTCTCTGGTTTTCTCTATTTTGCTCTATTTTACTCCCTAAAGGGAGATTTTCTGTGCTTCTTTGATTGTTTGGGCGTGCTTCTTAAGCATTTTAGCCAATAGTATACCAGACTCGCCATAATCAAATTTGCTCTTATTAAAATTATATGACTCAACCAGATGGTTTAACGTATGGCTACACACTATTTCCGTATCCACCACACACCCTGCTAGGCGCTTTGTGCGGGCTTCGAGTTCATGAAATTCCTCAGCTTCTTTAATGCTTGTTTTTGTCACCCAGTTATGGAAATTAGCCCAACCGCCCATGCCAGATATTCTTTCTTGAAGCTTCTTTATTTTATATGTATTGTGCCCATCGATTAAGGTTTTGGCTTCTAACTCTTTTATCTCGTCTACTTGCTGAGCTAATTGATTATCACGCTCAGTTAATGTTTCTTCCAGCTCCGCGATTCTCTCATCTCTTTGGGTGATCTTTTGTTGTTGGTGGTTCCACGCCGATTTAGCCACGACTTTCATCGCATGGTTAAAAACTGGGTTACACTCGCCATAATTTTTATCTTGCCACTCTTCAAACGTCTCTTCCATCTTATTCTCCCTCTTTCACTATTCTGATTTCTATAGCTTTTTTCCTATTTTTACTTTTACCCAGCACCCTAAGTAAGGATAAAATAGTGGATGCGTGCCTATCGAAATATCTTTTCATCTTATTCTCCCTTGCTTTCTTTGATTAAATGTTTCCATGTCTTACCTGTTTTAATGCTCCATATACAACTACTGCTCACTTTATACTTTTTAGCTAAGGCTGCGCTTCTATGCCCATTTTTCAACAATTCTCTTATTTTACTAACATCATTATCTTTTAATTTAGCCGCGCCAGACCTTTCACCCTGCGCTTTTCTCATTAGCCCTGTTTTTATGGCGTGTCTATTGTTTTGGGTATATGTAACCCATTCAAGGTTTTTGTAATAATTATCTGTTTTTATCCCGTTGATATGGTTTACGCAGTCATATTCTTTTGGTTTTTCAGCGAAGGCCTCGGCAACGAGTCTGTGAATCAGCCCTGTTTTTTTAACGCCTTTTTTGCAAAGTATCACCGCTGGGTACTCCGACATTAGGGAGGCTTTTAATATCCTGCTCCTGATTGGTCGCTCACCTTTTTTGCTGTTTTTAGCCGCTCTTGCGACAGACTCAACTCTTCCATAATTGCTTATCTTATATAGCCCTTCGTAACCCTTAATATCTTTCCACATTTCCTCATCTGTCTCCACCAGATGTTTATTGCTTGTCATAATTAGTCCTTACTCGCATTTACATATCGAAAACTCTGTTTTTAACTCTTCGCCACATGTTAAACAAATAACTTTTCCAGACTCATCAACCGTCACTTCACTCATTCTTTTCCCCTTATGTTTTATTGACCTCTTTAATAGGTTATATGACCTACTAAGTAGGTTGTTTTTTTCTACGTGGTCTTTTTCTGCTAGGTTTAATTAATTCACCTGCTAGAAACGATGGTGTTTCCGTCGCCCAATATTTATCACCGTTCTCAAGTGTTATAATGCTGCCACCTATTTTCTCATCTGGCACGATTGCAATAATATAATTTATATTACAAACCCACACTCTCTCTTCATTGGTTCTATTGTCGGATTCGTCTTGGTTATGAGGCTTTGTGAACCTTATAAACTTACTCATTCTTTGCCTTCTTTGTATTGTTGGTAGCTAGATAAGGCTTGTTCCGCCGTCCAAACCATTTCGTTCACAGATTTGTCGACCTTATTAATCTTCTCCAGCGCCTCTTTCATCTCTTCTACTAAACGGGTTAGGGATTCTATTTGGGTGTCTTTGGATTTAATTTGGATTATTGAATCATCCAGTTCGCCATAAAGCGAAACTAATTCCCTATAGCAAACATCTAACAAGTGTCCCTCATCCGTCTGGAAATCAAGCAGGCCGCTCATCGGTTGCCTTTTTATACAATCTTTTAACTGCTCCAGTAGGCTGGATGATGGTTTTTTGTTCGAATTACTTATCAATAATTGATTGTTTTTGTACGACGCTTTTTCCACTAATCTTAATATATCATCAACCATATCATCTAAAGATATGGCGGTTTTTAAAATAACCCCATCTGTCGCCAAGTAATTACCCAGTAAACAGTCTAATTCTCCATAGTTCACTTGTTTATTTTCGCTCATTCTCCCCTCTCTTTAATTCTATTTAAGCACTCTCCATACTCATACCCATGGTACCTTGACACATTCTTACGCGTGTAATCTCTAGGTTCTCTCTTACAGCATTTTTCGTTTTTATAAAACTCCACACATTCAACCTTGACTCTGTCATAAATAGAACCTTGAGATAAACCACCCATTGAGGATGAGCCTGTTCCCCATGATGAGCCTTTGTTATGAAACCTTTCAAACTCAAAACTCATACACTCAGATATGCAGTATTTAACATCTACAACTATTGTTTCTTTTTCATAATCAGTCTCGCAGCCTATAGTTGTTACAATTATATATATTACAATAATTCCCTTAACTAAATTCATCTTTTAATTCCTTTATTGCTTTATATAGTTCGATAGCGACTTTTTCTGCTGGCTTATCAGCTGCCCAAATAATATCCAGCTTATCAACATCATTAATTGTTAGATCGTCGTTTTCTTTAAAATACTTCAGTATTGGTGCGTGAAGCGCATCTAGTGATTCGGTATAAGGAAGACCGTCAGTGTATCCAATAACAGGGTCTTTTATAATCACCCTATTGTTTGGCTCATCCCAATCCCAGTCCATAAACTCCGCTATCCCTCTATTTACTTCTTCTAGTGTTGGTTCTTTCATATCTCTACCTCTACTGTCTTATCTTCCTCTATCTCTAAACAGTCACAGTAATCGCCGCCGCTTGGGTTTCCACAAACAGCACAATAACTCTTCCTTATATGCTTTTCTGTTATTTTCATTTATAGCTCCCTATATTTCCTATAGTTTTCATATTCTCTTTCCAACTCTTTTCTTTTTTTGAAAGCATCAGAGAGCTGTTTACCTAGTTTTCTAATCTCAATTAATTTAAAGACTATTTTAATTATTGGGACAATAAGAAACACAGCTAAAATACTCAACACTACTAATGCAATTATTTTGTCGCTCATCATAATTCCTTGTATGTCTTATAGGTTAATACTTTGTAAATTACTTTCAACCTCTAAATACCTTTTAATATCGCTGGAAACCCGCTCAGGGTTTGTGCTTCGTTTTTCCATAAACTCAGGAAACGTCATTTTTTTAATTAGCGCGGGTTGGTTCGCCCATGCAGCAAGCGATACGTAAAGATTTTTATCGGGACTACCCCAGCACTTCTCATGTCTCATATAATATGGTTTAATCTCATTCTTTTTGCACCATAAAATTCTAAAGAGATCGTCTTCTAAGGATGAGTCATAGCCGCCCAAAACAAACATTCTAACACCCCAGTCTTTTTTCACATTAGGCCTCATTATTTTTATTTTGCTTTCAATTGTCTTTAATAGGCTTATATGGTCAAAAGCAAAGGTGAACTCCGCCATATAATTAAGCTCGCCTAGTAACTGGGCGTTTTCCTCTGTTAAAAGCCTTAAATCTAACCCTTGATTAAACTGGCACCTAATTTGTGAATCTTTTAACTCAGTTAAAACCTCTACATGCTTGTCATACGCTAAGATATTATTATCCATGAAGAACGCTTTTTTATGCTTAACAATATCTCTCACTCTTCTATATCTGTAAATCCCGCCTTCCTTCTCAGGGACGACACAGAATGAGCACTTTCTAGGGCACCCGCGAGTTATAAAGCCAAACGATGCCTTATTGGTGGGATAAAGTGAGTAGTCTTCC